CGGACGTCGGAGCGGGAGAGCGACGGGTAGGTCTTGCGCTTCCAGGCGTTGAGTTCGCAGAGGTAGTCCGCCGACTTGCGGGCCGTGAGCTCGACATAGGGGAAGCCGTCGAGGAAGAGGAGGAGGGCGTACTGGCCCGGGACGGTCTTGGCGATCGTGAGGATGCCTTTGGGGGTGGCGTGGGTGCGTTCCATTTGTTCAGGGAGAAGAGGTAATCCCAGCGGGACTGGGCCATGGCGAGTTCATTCGCCACGAAGGCGGCCTCGGCAGGAGTCAGGCTTCTTTTGATGAAGGCCGTGTTATTCCTGCTGGGGCCGCGTTGGGTCATTGGCCGGTCTTGGCGTTCTTCCAGCGGGCCACGGTGGCGGTCATCACGGCGCGGGAGATTTGGCAGGTGATCATGTCGGTGCCGAGGATGTCCTCCATGACGCGGGCGAGTTCGTCGCCGGCGTAGCGCATCTCTGCGATGGTCTTGGCTTGGTTGTCGGCACGGGCCTCGGTGGCCGCGAGCATATTGCCCTGGTGCATGGCACGCATCGCGGCGCTGACCGGGTCGAACGGGTCAAACTCGGGCTGGCTCATCGGGTGAGGGGGCGAGGGGTGGCAGGGCTAGGGGCGGAGGCCACGGAGGCCGCAGGGCGGAAGCCAGAGGCCACGGCGCCGTCATCGTCGAGGTCGACGGAGATGCCGCAGGCGGTCTGGATGGACTGGCGGCGGATGTAGGTGATGGCTCCGCCGATCTGCTGGGCGGTCAGGCCGTCAGCCTTGACCATCAGTTTGCCGAAGTCGAAGCGCTCGCCGGATGCGTGCAGGAAGGCGGTCGAGACGCCGACCTTGCCGTCCTCGCTGACGAGCGTCTGGATCAGGGCGAGGTCGTGGTCGAGCAGCACGGGCTTGATGGCGTCGAGCAGCGCGTCGAGGGAGACGTACTTGGCTTTGAAGGCCGGGTTGATTTTGTTGGCCTTGACGTTGTCGAGCTCTGCGAGCGCGGCGACGAGGGAGCCAGTGGCGGTTTGGGTTTTGGGCTGGGTGGTCATGGTGGGAGATTATTTGGCAGGCTGGTCAGCCTTGGCGACTTCGCCGGCCTTGATGGTGGCCTCGATGTCGGCGAGGGACATCCGGGTGTAGCCAGGGACAAACAGGTTGTAGTAGGTCACGCCGTTGCGGACGGTCGGGGTCAGCAGGCGGGCGACCTTCTGGTCGGGCAGGACGATGTAGGACGAGTCCGCGATGATGCGGTAGTCGGCGGGCAGTTTCGGGTCTTTCTTCATGAGGGGAGAGTTTACAAAAGTCGGGAGGTGTCTGAGTTATGTTAACTCAGTTGATGACGCGGCGGGTGGCGGCGTCGTAGATCAGGAGGGCGTCGGCGTTCCAGAGAGTGACGTCGATGTTCGGGAACAGTTCGGCGGCGCGGGCCTTGAGTTTGTTCTTCCACTGGGTCGTGGTCAGGTCGCCCTTGGTTCCGCAGGTGTGGGCCTTCTGCCAGATGGCTGGGCGGATGCGGTGAATCTTCCAGCCCATGGCGACGGCGGCGCCGTAAAGGACGCCCGTGTTCCACATCAGTTTGCCGATGGCGGAGCCGGGGATATTCTTGCCGGCGAACAGGGGCGGCTCCTCGAGGAAGAGTTCAGCGTCCTTGGCCTTGCAGCTGAGGTCAGCGAGCAGTTGGCAGACCTCGATGTCTGACGACGGCATCTTAGCGCACTCGACCGGGTCGCCGTCCACCGACCACACCAGTCCTCCGTTCACGCCAGGATCTATCGCCACAAGAAGGGATGCCATTGGTAAAGACTCTTTAACGCAGGACGGGGGACAAGCGGAAAAGATTGGCCACGCGGAAGGCGTAGTCGTTAGGGCGAAAGGCACGCTCCCGGGCGGCGGTCCACCCCACGTTCCAGACAAGGGCGAGTTGTTCTGGGGTCGGGTCGGTCATGCCGATGCGGTGGAAGTTCGACCTGATCCAGCGGAGGTGCGAAGCCGCAATCATGTCCTGGGCGGTAGCGTCACGCCACTTCGACCAGGGGAAGAAGTAGTGGCCCTCGGCCTTGAGTCTGGCGGAGGCGTCGTCCCATGCCTCCTTGCCGACCTGATACATCCCGCGTTCGCCGGCCTTGCCGATGGCCTTGCGGTTGTGCCCGGACTCGACCTCGGCGACGGCGGAGAGGAAGGCCGCGTCTGACTTAGCCTGTGCGTTGAGGCCGAGCAGGAGCAGGGCGACGACGGAGAAGCGTTGGTTGAGGGTCATACGCGTCTCGGGACTTGTGATCCGGCGACCTCGAAGCCGTCGACCTCGTAGGAGTAGGTGATGCCGACCCAGCCGCCGGCGGCGACGTAAGCCTGGAGCGAGACCTTGCTGGCCCCGTCTTCGTGCAGGGCTTCGTGGTAGTGGTTGAGCAGCTTCTTCATCCGGGTCGAGGCGATGGCGGCCTTTGCGGAGCAGATGTCCCCGCACATCACGCGCTCGTTAATCTCGTAAATCTCGGAGAGCAGGGCGACCATGCCGTCGAGGTGTTTGAAGGAACTCATCGGCTGCAGATGATTTGAATGATGCGGGCGATGCTGATGCCAATCGAGATGCAGGACATGACGATTGCCCAGAAGGCCATTCTTTCGGCGCTCATCGGTTTAGATCGGTGACGCGTTCAATGGCCTTCGCCGGGTCGGTCTCGTAAACGAACGACTTGGAAGGGCCGTCGTAGAGGAATGCCTTGCCACGCAGGACTGACGTTTCCTTGGCCCTGTCGAGTTCCGGGTCGGTGTCCCGGAAGTAGTAACGATAACTGGTGCCGTGATCGCAAACCCAGTGCTCGATAACCCAGCGAGGGCGGGTCGTATACTTGCCCTTCAGCAGAGCGTCCTGCCGATCGCAGAGGGCGCGCAGGGCGTTCGCGGCGGTGTGCAGCGTCCGGGCGTAGCTCCAGGGGAAGAGCCACCAGAGGCGGGGCTTGTCGTGGGGTCGGATGATGGTCATTGGGGCGTAGGGTTTGTGGGATGGGCAGGGCATTAGCGGTAGGATTGGAACTTAAACGAAGAGATGTCCCGCTCGCGGTATTTGCGCTTGAGGTGGCCGTTGTTGGACAGCCAGCGGTAGACGGTGGTTGAGTTGACGCCGACGGCCTTGGCGGCGGCATAAGAACTGCCGGTCTTCTTGTAAACTGGGAGCACAGTGTTGTGCCAGTTGCTCTTGTCCCATGCGAAGAAGGTGCGCCCGTTGTTATTCTTGAGGCGACGGCCTAGGACTCTCAGCCAGGAGCAGATCGTGACGCTGGAGACGCCAAGGCGGCAGGCGACGTCCTCGGAGTTAAGGCGCTCACGCTCGTCGAGCTGCGGGAGCATAGCCTCGAAAGCCCGGATGCGGTCGTGCTTCAGTTTGCTCATCTGCACGCCGTTGATGTTATGTGTGGCCTTGAGGCCGCGAGGGAAGTGTCCTTTGGGCATTGTCTTATTTCTTGGTCTTGTACGGCCCACGGACCTTGAGGTTCGTCCAGGTCGTCCCGGTGATTTCAATCCACTTGCGGAGGGAGCAGACGGTCGTGCCGAGGGCGGCGGCGGCGTCGGCCTGCGTCTTGCCGGCGGCGTTGAGCGCGGCGATCTGCGGGAGGATGGCCTGCAAGCGGACGGCGGCATAGACGGCCATCGGTCGCTTGAGGGGGATAGGCCGACCAGCGAAGGTGAGGTGGTCGGTGTAGGGGTGGTGTGCGTTGGGCATGGTGGGAAGGTTACTTGGCGGCGTTGATGTCGGCCTGCTGGGTGGACTCATAGGCGACGACCTTGCCGTCGGCTTCCGACTTCCATGCGCCGCGAAACTCGACGACCATTGCGTAGCGGTCGACGTGCTGGGCGATGCGCTTCTTCGCGATCATGGGGGCGAAGTCGGCCGAGGTGGGGGCGTGGTCGAGGCGGGTGACGCGGAGGCGGTTGTTGTTATAGTCGATGCCGTAGAGTTCGTACGACGCCCGGGCTCCGGCCTTAAGGCGGTGCTCCAGGATGACGGACTTGGCGGTTTCGAGGCGGTCGGCCTCCGTGATCTTGATGATACCTAGGGTGCTCATGTGTGTGTGGGTGGAAATTATTTGCGCTTAGAAGAGTTCACGCGGGCAATGTAGACGTCTTCAAGGTCTTCGATTAATTCCTCGATTTTGATGAAAGTCTTTTCGCCAATCTCATGAGCGACTTCGCCGGAGAAATAGGCCAAGCCGTTTCTTGCGTCGGTCATAGAGTCGATAAGACTGCGAAGGTGCTTTAGCTCGTTCTTGGTAATGCTCATTAGATTAGCGGGCGCGGCGGTGGGTGACCTTGGCCTTGACCGGCTCCGGGCCGTTGATGGCGCGGGCCAGTTCGGGACCGCAGAAGGTGACGACGGCGAGCCAGCCGAAGATGATGAGGAACGAGAGGGCGATGAGGGACTTCATGTTTGTGGTGCGTCAACATCCTTGGCGGACTGTTCTTCATTCGTCAAGCACCTTTCCCAACAAACCCTGCGACCCTCATTCAAGGGTCTAGGATTTTAAGCCCCCAGGTCATAAGGGCCCGCCATGATGAGCGTACCCCTCGCCGGCTAAAGAAGACTCCCCCGTGCCTTTCGGTAGAGGGGGGAGCCGTTATAGGGGTTAAGATGCCACCCTAGCCCGCCCTGTCAAGGGGCATTAGACCCCTCTGGCTTGCCCTAGGAGACGTTTTGACGGTGGGAGCGTATGAAGACCGCCACCCCTACCCCTAGACACCCCACGGCCAAGGCCCAGCCAAGGTCGCGGACGGCTTTCAGCGCAAGGGTCGCAGCTGACAGACCTTGCTCGACGCTGACCGAGTCCGACTTGATGCCCGCGTCCGTCACGATCATGACCAGGGCGTCTCGGGATTGGAGCAGGTCGAGGACCACGCCGGCGATGTAGGCGGACGCAAACGCCGACAGGCCCGCGAAGGCCGTGAGCAGGCAGACCGCCAGCAGGAGGTTACTTCCCCCGCTTGGCTGCTGGCTTGTTGGCTTTGCCTTTCCCATGGGGCTTGGAGGGTTTGCCGACGACGGCTGCGGCGACTTCCTTCGCTCCCCGGGCTTTGACGTACTTGAGCAGATAGTCCAGACACTCGGGGGCGGCGTAGCCTGCCGCACCGACGACGCCCATCCGCAGGCCCGGGCTTTGGATGTGCTCCTGAATGGCATACCCGACCAAGGCCGCAGTGATCGCGGCGGCACAGACACGGCGCACGACCCAGCCCAGGGACACGGGTTCGGTGGACAGCAGGAGGCGGGCCGTCATGGCAAGGCCGCCAAGGATGGAGGCGACGAGGCCGTCCTTGACCTCCTTCGGGATGTCCTCGGGGTTGAAGGGTGCGGCGCTCACGAGATGCGGGGAGGCTTGGCGTTCGGGTTGAGCAGCACGCGGCGGTAGTCCTGAGCCCAGAGCATCTTGGCGAGGGCTTTGCCGGCCTTGTCCACATCGCCTTCGGAGAGGCCGGGGAAAAGCAGGTGGACCTGTTCGTGGCAGAGGACTTCGAGCTGACGCTTGGCGCCGAGGCGGGGGTCAATCTCGATGAGGTCTTCGCCGATGGTGGCCTGACCCCAGGCACGCTCGCGGCCTAACTTGCGCCAGACGACCTTGACCGGCTTAGGCTTGCGGCGGGACATCGTCGTTAGGCTTGTTGACCGAGTCGCGCACCTTGTCGGCCAGCCACCAGAGGCCAAGGCCAGAGCAGACGAGGAGGGTGCCGCCGGCGATGTACTCGAAATAGGGCGAGTCGATGATGAAGGGGACGGAACCGCAGAAGGCGCCGCAGAGCAGGAGAGGGATGCCGATACGCGGGCCCATGAAGGCGGTCGTCAGCGCACCGATCACGGCGAGGCCGGCACCCGTCATCGTCCAGATGTTGTTCGATGCTTCCTGCTTCACGCGCACGACCTCGGCGGTCAGGTCTTCGATACGCTTGTCCTTCAGGCCGGAGACTCGCTTGGCTTCGGCTTGGTCGGCTTCGAGCTTCTCCCAGGCACGGTTGACGGCGGTGGCGAGTTTGCGTCCGAACTCCATCTGCTTGGCGTAGTCGATAGGGTCGGCCTTGGTCGCCCGGGCCATAGCGAAGGCGACGTCAGCCTCTGGGGGCTGGGGCAGATAGGACTGGGCTAGGCGGGACTCGGCCACGACCACCTTGGGGCTGGTTGCGTTGCGCTCGATAGCGACCAGAGAAGCGGCCACGCGGTGATCCGTCTTGTCGAGGTCTTTGCCTAGGGTCTGGACGACCGAAGGAGTCGTCGGGGCGTCCGGCTGCTTGGGCATGGGAACGTCCGCAGGCGACGAGCGGAACAGGCTGCACCCGGTCAGGGCCAGAGCGGCGATGACCAGGAGCAGGCGCACGGCTTAGCGGTTCTTGAGAACGTCCAGCAGGGACTTGCCCTTGGCTTCGATGGAGTCGGCCTTGGCCTTGTGTTTCCTCATAACGAGGGCACCGGCGACGAAGGAGAGGACGCAGAGGATAAACGTGATCATGTTATTCGGAGGGGAGGAGTTCGACGCGGACGAGAGGGCCGAGGTCTGCGGGGGTCTGCGGGGTGGCGAAGGTGACTTGGACGTAAGCTCCGTTTGATTGGGCTGGCTCGCCATTCCACTGAGGGAACACGGCCTTAAGGAAAGCATAGGGATCGGCAAGGTGGACGCCGCTCATGGAGACTTTATAGGTGTAGTTCATCGCTGGATATAGACGCCTGCGCCGGCGACGTGCATGGAGGAAAGTGCGCCGTTGGACGTTGCCGATTCTAGCTGCTCTTCGTAGATGTTTGCGCCCGCAGTGCTGTCACCCGTAGGACCAGCAGTGGTCGAAGCGGCCAGCGTTCCGTTGAGGTAGAGCTGCACGTTGCCTGCGCCGTCAGAGTAGATGATATAATGAACTGAGGCGTCGCTGGCTACGGTCACAGAGGTCGCCACGTTGGTCAGTGTCGTGCCGTTGTGCACGGTAAGGTTTACGAACGTGGAAGTGCCGCCTACCTTGAAGAATCCGATACCCTTGGTCGTTAGGTTTCCAGTTGCGCTGCTAGTGCGTCCGCCGAGATTGACGCGGCAGATGGTGTTGGCGTTTCCGAGGTAAGAACCTCGGCCAAGGATAGCGACACCGAAAATCCATACACGCTTAGACCAATTAATGACTCGAGCATTGGAAGGCGAAGAGATGTTTACAAAGTCGCCAGCATAGGAAGAAGAGAACCAAGTAGCCCGACCAGCAACGGATGTCGAGGTGGTGTAAAGCTCGCGAGCAGGACCGAACTGAGTAACGCCGGCGCTTCCGCTGATGGCGTTGGTAGTCAGGCTGCAATAATTCCTGTAATTCCCGTTCGCCAACAGGAAGGGAATGTTCGACGGATTCAGCGCCAGGGTGGTGCTGGTCGGATCGTTGATGACGTTGGTCGCGGCGGCGAACGCCGGAACAGCGGCGGTAACGAAAGCCGTCGTGGCGACAGCGGTCGTATTATTGCCAGCGGTCTGGGTGATGGCGGTCGTGCCAGTCGGCAGGGAAGGCGTGCCGCTGAAGGTCGGGCTTGCGAGATTGGCCTTCAGGTCGAGCTGGCCCTGTAAATCTGTCTGTGCCGAAATTGTGCCGGTGATGGCTCCCCAGGCTACCGAAGTCGCAGGGGTGACGCCACCCACGTTGACCACCCAAGCCGCGTAGGTTCCCGAGCCGGTGTGGTGGTTGATGTCAACGGTCAGGACGCCAGTGCCCGAGTTGTAGGTAAGCACCTCGCCGTGCATATGGTTCGAGGCGTCATAGGAAATCGTGATGTTCTGGGTCGGCGTGTACGACAGGCCCGTGCCAATCGTAAAGGTCTTGTTGCCGTTGCTTACCGTGTTGCTCGTCGTCGAGCTCGTCAGGTAGCGGTCGCCAGAAATGACTACATCCCACGCCGCGTTCTTGCGAGCGTACTGCGAGCCGTTCGAAGGCGCGTCATTGACGACAGCCAGGGAGCCGAGGCCAGAAATGTCCGTGTTCGACAGCGTGATTGCGCCAGTGCGGCCAGCGACCGACGTGACAGGGGCCGAGGTTAGGTAGCCTTGGGCCTTGACGAAAGCGGTCGTGGCGATGCTGGTATCGTTGTCAGACGTGGCTGGGGTCGGGGCCGTCGGGTTGCCCGTGAAGACTGGGGAGGCGAGAGGGGCGTAACCAGCCGTGACCCACGACCTGGTGGCGAGCGTCTCCGGGAGGTTCTCGTTATTGCCGAACAGAAGATTGCTCCCATCGAAACCGAAGTCTCCCAAACCCCAGAACCCGCCACCGTTGCCTGCTCCGAAACGGATGCGACGACGACTATCTCCGTCGAGTCCAGACGCATCTAGGTATCCATTATCCAGCAAAGTGACAGGTCCGCTTGAACTAAGCCCATTGATGAAGTCACAGAATCCAGAGAACGAAGCGCCGGAGAGCAGGGCGTAGCCGGACAGGTTTAGCGTGACCCAGTCCGTGTTATAGTTCGTGCCGTCAATCTTCTGAAGGAACTGACCAGCAGTACCGCCAGCAGGGACACCGGGGCCAGGAGCGCCGGGACTACCAGCGGGTCCGGGCACGCCGACACTACCCGAGAGGGTGCCGGGGACGATGCCCGAAACAGTGCCGGTGATGGTCGACTGGTCAGCGGCGAACGTGCCGGAGATGGTCCCGAAGGTCGAGGCCGTGGACGTGATGATCGCGTCGGGCATGGCTTAGACCGTGACGGAGTCGATGACGTTGACGCGGAAGATTTCGGAGCGGCTGACAGTCGAGCCGGGGAAGACGAACTTGATGTCCCAGCGACCTACGCCGATGGCCCAGTCAGCCGTCGAGCCCGTGTAGGCCACGGTGAAGGATAGGCCGTCGCCCGCTTTGGTTACGGTCATCGCGTACTGGTTGAACTGCTTGTCCTCGAAGGTCGAGGTAATCGTGGTCGTCAGGAGGTTGGCCGGACCAGAAGCACCCGGCGTCCAGGAGAAGACGC